AACTCCAATGTATAATGAACTACAGTCTTGCCTTGCTTTACTAAATGAGCACCTAATGATTGTAGACACCAACTCTTACCTATACCAGCAGGAGCAACTAATACTCCTAACTCACCACCAGCCAATCCACCATCCATTACATTACTTACTGCTTCCCACGGAGTTGGCATAGTTGCTCTGACAGACTCATTTAATCTAGCATCCAATGAAATGATGTAGTCGTGACCTAAATCTCTTTCGCTACCAGCCTTCATAGCCTCATCGATTTTGACTTTTATCTCGTCATAGTTCTTCTGTTCTAATAAATCTATAGACTCTATAATAGCACCTTTAAGAACCTGGTTCTTACAGAAACCTAAAGTCTCCTGCTTTACAAACTCCAAATCAGTAGCCTCTATATTTCTCCAAGCTTCTTTCAGATTTTCTATAACAGAAACCTTTAGTATATCATCATCCATCTGATTGATTTTTATCTTTAGAACTTCTAATGTAGGAGCTTTTCTAAACTCATAAAAGTATTTACTGACTTGTTTAGTTAACCATTTGTTAGCATCAGAATCAAAAAACTTAGGTTCTAATATATCGCTTATTGTCTGTATGAATTTATTATCTGTTAGCAAAGATGAGATTATCTTCGATTGAAATGTTGGACCAAACTGATTAAAATTTTCACTCGCCATACAATTCCTTCATTTTTCTTTCTTTTATTTCCATTTGTTTTTTCTTACGATAACGTTCTCTGGCCTTTGCTTGGAGAACTGCTCTGTTTCTACGGTAATATTCCATAGACCACTTTCTCTGTGCAGCTTTTCTATCTGCCTCTGAACTATACTTTCTCTTTCTTCCCATACGTTCCCTCAGCCATCTGATTTAGTTTTGCAAAGCATTGAACCAGCCAACTCTCCATATTTGGTAATGTAGCAAACAATCTATCTTCTATGAATTTTTTCTGAAACTGCATTTTGTTTAATCTATTTATAGGCTCTCTAATTTTATCTAAGATTTTGGTTTTAGCAGAAGTGCTGATATCTACTTCTTCTAATTGCATCAGCAGATAATTTCTCTTTAATATTTCTTCATTTTCTTTGAGCTTTTCATCTTCTTTGATAACGTCCTCTATAGTAAGTATCTTATCTTCGAGTAAAAGAGGAATCTTTTTTTGAATAGTTTTCAATCCCCAACCACGAACACCATTTATATTATCAGACTTGTCGCCATCTATAGATCTATAGACAGCAAAGTTATGAGATGGTATCCCATAGTCTTCTAAAACTTTTGGAGGATCATACATCTTCTTTTTTGTAGGAGACCAAACTGATACTCTGTGATTTACTAATTGAAGAAAGTCTTTGTCTGTAGACATTAGAACTACCTTAGATGTCGTTAGAATCTGCTTAGTAACATAAGCCATTGTATCATCAGCTTCTATATTTTGAATAGTAATTGTGGTAACGGGTAAATAATCTAAATAGTCAATAACTCTCGTTAATTGCATAATCATTGATTCGTGTTCATCTTCTTTATTGTTGAAGTCATAAGAACGATTTAACCTTTCCGACATATTCCTACCAGCTTTATACTGAGGAAATACTTTCTTACGGCGGTTAGACCCACCTTTACCATCAAATACTATGACAGTTCGGGTAGGTCTAATAGTCCTTATAGCGTATCCAACTGACCTTAGAAAACCAACTATTCCCCCAACATGAGCACCGTCATCATTGAGAGTTGGTATAGCACTAAAACATCTTATAAAAGTGTTTAAGCCATCTATAATCAATACCTTATCATCAGCAGTTTCTGATGCTGTATCGCCACCTTTGTTCTTTATTTCTTCAAGTATAGATAAGTATTTGGCATTAGTCACCTAAAACCTCATTAGTTATCTCTACATCATCAATTCCTAAATCAGCTTTGGTGTATTTTAGTATAACCTTATCACAAATCATCTGATAACAATGAGCTTTAAATTCTTCATCTTCAAGCATAGTAGCCCATTCTTTAGATTGAAATTTAATCTCTTTACCATTATGGTCATCCATTGTATACCAAGCGCCACCAACCTTAGCAATCTTATGTTCTTTTAGAACTTGTAACCAACTACCCTCATCATCTACACCACTTTCAAAGTAGAGCGGAAACTCTGCTTTTCTGAGTGGAGGACCTAAACGATTTTTGATTACCTGTGCCAGAATAGTCATGCCAATAACATTCTTCTTAGCATCTTTTATCTGACCTTTGTTCTTTAGTCTTACACGAGTTGATGCGTGAAATGGAAGAGCCTTACCACCTGATGTGGTATAAGGATCACCGAACATAGCACCTAACTTTACTCTCAATTGATTTGTAAATACCAAAGCAACTCTTTGTCTACCAATCATTTGAGTAATCTTTCTCATAGCCTTTGATATGATGATAGCCTTTGAAGTAGCCCAGCCATCTTTATCAAAGTCAGCATCTAACTCAACCTTAGTTGTGGCAGCTGCCAACGAATCTACTAAGATAGTTACTAACCTATTCTTATCTGATTCTCTTACTTTAGTTACTATTTCTTCTATAGCCTCAAAGATATCTTCGATAGTTTCTAAATGTAGATATAACATCTTATTCATATCAACACCTATAACACCTAAGAATTCTTCACTTACTGCTGTTTCTGTATCTATATAGACAGCGACACCATTCTTTCTTTGTGTCTCTGCAAGCAGATGAGCACCAACTAATGATTTACCACTACTTTCTAATCCATTCAGTTCTGTAATCCTACCAACTGCAATACCACCATTAGGGCGATTTGAAATTGCTAAGTCTAACATTGTTGAACCTGTTGAAATGAACTCTTTGATATCTGTTGGTGTTTCTTGTGCGCCATCTAAGAAGTATGCAACCTTATAATCTTTGAACTTTTTATTTAGAGAGTCGGCGAGAACTCCAGCTAAATCGTCTTTAACTGACATATATTTCTCCTAATTAAATAGTGGGTGTGTCCGGCTTTATGTTCCAATATTGGATGCACACACTCGGTTTTATTAGTGTTGGCTTCAACACCCACTACACTTTATTTACTTATTGAATAGATCGTCAAAAGCAGCACTAGCATCTTCAACATTAGAATTTGCTGCGGAAGCTGCTACTACTGATTTAGGAGCAGTTTCTTTCTTATCCTCAGTTGTTTCTGCATCATCTGGATTTAACCAAGTATTCAGAACACCTGTTAGTTCTTCATAAGATAGTTCCTGATATAACTCAGTAATATCCTTCTGATTTTCTAACATATTCTCCATCTGTGCCTTATCTTCCACAATTGGATTCTGATTAGGTTTAACACGGATTGAAGTCTTAGGAAAAGAAGCACCACTTTCTTCAGCAGTAATGAACTCTACTGAAATATCACGACCACTTACTGCGTCTGTAATATCACCATAGTCTGGATCTGCGATTACTGAAAGTAATTCTTGATAAACTGTCTTACCAAAACCCCAAAAGCGAACACCTTGTGTTTCTTCACCACGAACGATTACTGGAGCAAAGGTTCTCATCTTAGCTTCCAATTTACGAGCCATCTGATACTCTTCTCTGTTTCCGCTTGTTTTAAGTTTTTGAGCAAACTCTTCAATCGGATCAGGACGACCAAATGTGATTGGTGATAAATAGGTTTTGTTATTCAAACCAAAATGGAAGAACAACTCAATGAACGGATTATCCTTATTATGCTTATATGGCAAAACACGAATAACCTGTTTACCAGGTTGCGGTTTCCAAAGATTTGAAGTCCTATTGTTTGTGGTTTGTAATTGATTAAGACGCTTACGAATAGAATTAATATCCATTATTTACTCTCCTTATTTTATTGTTTATTTGTTATTTGTTAGTTACACTCATCGTAACCATTAATATATATCACATGTAATAGTGAAATACAATTTTATTTTATTTATTTTCCCATTTATTTACATCTATTATAGAATGTATCTTAGTAGGTATTCTGTTAAGTCCCGTATCATTTGTGAGCAATAGACTGTTGTAATATTCATCCCACGGAATAGGAAATCTTTTATCTAATACACCGCCATTAAGCTCTCTGATGACTTCGTTAAGTGCATTGATTGTGTAAAGAGTATTACTCTGCTTTTTTCTATGAAGGGAAATAGTATTTTGAATATCTTCGGGATGATTATCAGGATCATACTCAACATTATATGTGCAAATTAACTGCGACATATCGTTACCATTTTCAAATACATAAATCTTACTATAGAGTATATCATTACATGCTATGATAATTTCTAATGTATCATCTAAGATATTCTTAGGGGTGAATGTGCAGAGTAGTTGAGTTTTCATCTATTAGTTGTTACTTTTTTTTTGTTTTTAAATCTACCTGCGCCAGGATTGGATGATCTACCATCAGCAGTAAATCCAACATTACACTCAAAGTTTGGATACGCCAGTGTATCTATACCATCGGATGCATCAATATCAATATCACCGCTCTTAGCGTAACCTTTTCCTTGAGATTTTATGCTGTCATTATAAAAGTCTTGTGTATCGACATTTTGATTATAAGCCTTATGAGATAATTCGCCGTATCTACAATATGATTTTAATCTTAACTCCAAATTTTCCATAGTTTTTAAATCAACATCTAAATTTTCATTTTTTCTCTTTTTAAAAATACCGCCTAATTTCGGAGGATACTCCCCACCATATAAAGCGCTCATCATTGATTTATACATATCTCCACCACCCTTTTGATATCCTACTTTATCTCGCTCTTCTGTTGTGGGGGGTTCTAAGGATGCATCTATCTCATCTATAAAATCTCGTGAAACTCCAACCGCTTCAACCTCGGCATCAATAGCTTTCTTATTATCTTCATACAATTTATTATGCACATCGGTGTTTTGATCTAAACTCTTTGAGTATATAGAGTCATGCATTTTTGAAATTTTAACTATTTTTTCTTTTACTTCATCTCGTGTTAATTCGCCAACTTCAATAAATTCCGTTTTTTCACATTTTGCTGTTAATGCAGAGGCACCACCCGTTCCCTTTTTAACACTACGTCCATCTAATGTAACATATTTTTGCACACCCTCACCTCTGCTAGTTACGCTTATAACATCTATCGTTTCTAGTGTGGTGCTTTCAGGTAACAAAGCACAAGCGCCTGATTCAGTTCCTTTTCCATTACCTTGCATATCAATTATACAATCATATATTTCAGCATAATTAGCCCAACTTTCAGATAAGCTTGGGGCATCTGTCTGTTTAGTTCCAGAAGCCTTTAAGTTATGATTAGCAAATCTAGACATAATAGATTTAAAATCTTTTAACCATTGGTCAGGACTATCGTTTGGATCTCTTTTTGTAAAATCTTCTAAATCCTTTATAATTTCACCGCCAGGCGATAAATTTCCATCTTCATCTGGTCTTAAGTTACCAATATTACCATATTTAGTATTCAGTTCTCTAATTTTTTTAGTCATTCCATTTATAGCACCCCGTATAACTATGACTCTATTATCAGCTGAATCAGGAACTACTCCTTCATCCATATCAATAAAATCCATCGTTCCATTATCCATAGATTTGGCTATCATAATTACATTTCTGTTACTTATCTCAGCACGCTTCTTTCTATTACCTTCTAATTTTGATGTATCCATCAGCATAACATTCTGATTTCCAACTTTTACTCCCTTTACCTTTCCATCATCTGATTTAATAACTTTTGATTTTGATTTATCTATGAGCTTTACTTTTCCATTATTGTCTCTAAAGGTGCTGTTAGCTGTTGTTGTTTTTTTACCATATGTAGATGTTGGTATTTCCATCAAACCCTGTTTTAATAAAAATTCATTCCATCTTCCTGTATTATCACTTTGGTGTCCTTTTTTTGATACATAAAATGGTTCAGATTTTCCTTTACCTTGTCTTGTGAATCTACCTGGAATTCTAGCTACATAAATTTTTGATTGCCTCGGAGTTCCTTCTGGTGGCTCAACTAATCTTACATATTTTGATAAAATCTTTTTTTCTGCTTCAGTTAGTTCTTCTCCAGAAACAATTTTATTAGTTAATTCTTTTACCTCAGCATAATCTTTATGATAATCACTTAATTCAGGATCTTTCATGTAAGTATCTAATCCATCATTAATATTTTTTATCTGAATTTCTATGTTTTTTATAGTGGCCTCTTTATTTGTGGTTTTTCTTCCTCCTGTAAATAAATCTGTGAGGGAAGATGGCGGCGTTCCGATTTGCGATGTGTCCGAATCACCTTTCTTCGCTTTTTCAATGTCATCTTCAGAAGCATCTTTTGTAATTAAATTATGTTTCTCTTTATTATAACTTTTAACCGTATATTGTCCACCAGCACCACCAATTTTTGTAACAATATCATCTTCTTTTAAAAGGCTATTCAATAACTCAGCTCTTGCTTCTCTGCTCCAACCAAAGTCATCTAATACCTTTTCTAATAAAATAAGTTTAGCGCTGCTATTTACATCAGGCTTACCATCGCTTGTGCGGTAAGACCACTCTGTTAATATTTCTCTTAAATCTGTAATCATTTAAAGTTCCTCGTTATATCTTTCATTTTGTGGTAATTCCATCCCTTTGCTACTTTCACAGGATATTTACCATCTCTTTCGATGATACCCTTTACCATTCTAATAAAATCCAACCCATCTTTCATATGAAAATCGAACAAAAATGAGTCGTAGCTATACAGAACTAACTTACTCTTATAACCTTTAAGTTTAGGTATTAGTTCTGTAAGCATACTCATATTGCTCTCTGTCTCCATCAGCTGAATAAGATAGTTAAATACTTTGTTCTTATTCATATCAGATAGGTTCTTTTTGTATATCCTCTTACTATAAATATCAGATTCTATGAAATTATTCGATTTATAACCCTTCCAAACCTTATCTATATATTTTTGAACCTTTTTAAAGAACGGATTGTTATTTATAACCTCGTCAGGTATATGTCCGTATAGATACTGAAATGATAATCCTTTTGCTTCATTATAATCCACTCCATATAGTTTAGCCATATGTTGGTGAACAGAGCCCTTTGGAAATTGATAATCTATCACATCTGCAATCAATCTTAGGTGATAAGCGTCATAATCCATCTCAATTAACATACCATCTTTGCCATATCTACTTACAAACTTCTTTCTACTACCATCTTTTTTATTGAGAGCAGCAAAGTTCATACCACCGAATCTATTGGATGGGCGGCCTGTAGCAGTATATGGATTGTATTCTGAATACACCATACCATCTGTTGTCTGCAACCCATTACTTTCTATCTTTTGCAAATTCTCCAATACATTGAAGTTATAAGTTTTGAATACAGGTTCAGTATGCTTATTACCCATCAGAGCACCTAACTTAATTCTATCTACTATTATTCTATTAGCTTCAAGATGTTTCATTATAGGTATTACACAATTTAAATTAGATTTCTTATAATGCGTTCTATAAAAGTATTCATGCGTTGGTGTAATGCTATCTTCAATTATAAGTGGTTGATTAGTTTCCAAATAACTTTTCATCTGTAGGTCATGCACACCTTTTAAGTCTATGAAATGTAGCAGTTTCTTCTTATCATAAGTATAGACATCCTTATCCGCCTGTAACTCTTTGATGTAATCAGTATTTAAATTTACCGCATCTGAATGTCTGAAGGGCAGTATGTATTCTTCTAAGCTATCTAAAAATCTTACATAAAATAAACATAACTTACTATCCACGGGATGTTTACTCTCATCACATTGAACAGGAAGTAATATTGAACTTTCTTTTTTAAATACCTTTTTAAAACCATTCCACTCATCATTTGATTCTACTATTACCAATACAACTTACTCCATATTTCTGTTGTTTTTGGATAGACATCAAACATCAGCTCTTTCATAACCTTAGCATATTGTTGTATTTCCCATTGTGATGTAGGCTCATCTCTTAGCTCTATGAAGTTCATGATGGCTTGAAAGGATGCTGTCCAATATACTTCTGTATACTGATTCAATGGTAGGATTATTCTTGCCTGTTCTTTAGCCATACCAGCTTCTACCATCTTGTCATAAGTCATTCTAACTTTTCTCATCAAATCATTATAAGCATCGTTCATTCTTTTTTGTTGTAGGTCGTCTAACACACCCTCTGATGCTTGTTTATTATCATCGGATTGTTTTCTCCAAACTGACGGCTCGTAGTAATCCTCAACTGGCACATACCTACCGCTGATTTCATTCCAAGCATGATCTTTAGTAGCTGAGTTGGATGTGGTTTCTATACCGACAACGTGTTTATACCATTGTCTCATTACGAATTCTGGTGCTTTGATGTGGAACTGAACCTGTAGATGTCTGAATGGAGAGTAATGTTTGTATTTAGCTAAATACCTAACTAATCTTTCATCTGATTTATCGAATGTTTCTTTTCTCTTACCGAATGATACACGAGCTGAATTGACGACTGTTAAATCATTTCCCAATGAATCCACAACCTCAACAAAGCCTTTATCTAAGACTTGACTTTTCATATATAATAACCTTTTATTTGATAATATATATTAAATTAATATACCAAAATGTAAATTAATATCCACCTCCGGATGAACCTCCGCTTGAACCACCAGACGAGCCTCCGCTTGAACCACCGCCTGAATAGCCACCGCCGGTTGATTGAGCTGATGTTGTCTGAGTTGATGTTGTTTGTGTTGATGTTGTTTGTTTTGGAATATTAGATTTTGATTTCTTACTTTTGCTAGATTTCTTTTTCTTATCTGATCTGTTCGCAGCAAAAAAATCTAAAGCAGTTAACTCAGACGGATCTTTAAGATTTAACCTATCTCTAACCAGCTCTGCTGGATCTAAATCATTAGTCGCCTTATACATCTGAAATGGACTGAGAAGTTTTGTCAATGATGGTATACTTTCGGATGCTGATTCTATTTGATTCTCATTGAATGTTCTTACTTGATTCTTTGTTCCTGTTATTTTCCATTGGACGGAAGAATAGTCATACAAAGGGGAACTCTGAAAATTATCTTTTGATATTTCAAAGACGGGAGATGTAGTATCATTGGTTTTTGTTGCAAAGTATCTAAACATAAATCCTCTTTTATAATCTGTATCAGTAGCGGATGCTCTCGATGGTGAAATTGACAACACTCTCTGTTTATTTAATACATTATATTTTCGGAAATCTGTATTATTTTGTATTCGATTTATAACTTTACTTTTAGGGCTATGTTCGGTATCCGTCATGTAATATTCACTCAAATCAGTAGTATAGTGAATGTGATAATATACATTAGGCTTCACAACCTTTCCATCTCTATATTCAAATTCATTTTCTTTAGTTTTAAATTCATTACTTTCAACCCTATTAGTATTTGAAGTAATAAATTCTATCAATGGATCTGCTTTAACAATCTTTCCTTTTCTAGCATCAAGAATCTTCTGAAACCTTTTTTCTGTTTCGGTTATATTAAGAGCATCAGCTTCTCTGAGCATAGTATTGAATACGCTATTAGGATTAGATTCTTTTTTCTTACCCTTACTGCTCCCTTTCTTCTTTTTCTTTACAACAGCCACTTTTTTCTCCCTTAATAATTAATCTATTAATTTGTTTGGAAAGTATATTAAACTACCTTTACTAAATTCTACCTTTTCTCCTTTTGAATTTATGTAACTCATTGTATTATATTTACCAGCTTTAGAACGAGTTTGATTGTTAAATGGATAATGAACTAAATCAGGTCCCTTAGGCCAATTAATAACTAAAATTTCCATATCACTTGTTACCGAAGTCACCTTAGAAACTCCATCTAAATTAGGCATCTCTACATAATTATCCCAAAAGAGTTGTCTGATAATTATTGGTATCTTATCATCGGGTCTTTCTGTGTAATACGAAGTATTTTTTGGTTTACCACCTGCTCCTTCTGGTCTCCAATCCGACACTATCTTATATATAATTTCATTCTGCGCAGCCGTTCCTCTAAATGTAGTATTAGTGCCAACATTTAAGGCTTTTTTATCGTTTGTTTTTGTAGAAGGCTGTATGACTGCAGTGGGCTGCACAACCTTTGATTCTTCAGCCTTTTTTATTTCTTCTGTGGTAGGAGGGGGAGGTCCAACAAAAGTATTATTTTTAACATCTACTGTTGTTTCAAAGTCATCAAAATCTAATGTAGTTAATTCTGAATTTACATCACCATCGCCATCTTCTATACCTTCTGAGGGAGGGATGACAGGTGCTCGTGTAGGTTCTTTAACATCTTCGCTATATTCCCATACAGTTACGTCTAATGCTTTACTATTAACTCTCATCTTAGTTCCAATTTCAGTAGACCAACCATCAATACCCACTTTCTGAGTTAGATTGAATATCTGAAAGAAAGAAAATGGTCCCACACCAGGTATTTCCTGATTGTATTTTTTTGGCATGTAATCGCTTTGAATTATTTCTCCTGGTAATATACCACCGATACCATCCACTTCTAATGAAAGATCAATAGGATGTAAATAATTAGTTTTAAATTGATCTGCTGTGCCTCCATCGAAATATAACCTTTCTCTTATTGTTGCAACAAATGCGTCTGTAAGGATTAGTTCGTATTGCTCTCCGTTATCCGCATCACCATTAAAAATATATGTCTTAACTTTTTTTGAAAAGTTTGCTATATCTTCGGTGCTGGTCTTAAATATCTGATTTGCTTTATCATCTTTTTCTTCTTGCGTTGGCCATCTTCCAGCTTCCACTACTTCATTAATAATCTTTCCTACATTATCTCCCATCGCCTTTATTGGTTTGTTAATTGCTCCTTCTACAGCTATCGCAGCTGTATTAAGTGCTTTGTCTACTGTCGTTGAGCCTGTTTCAATGTCAGATTTTTCGTCAAGAACTTGTTCAGTTCCATCATCTATTGCTTCACCAAACTTCTTTAGATTATCAAGACCTTCATTATATTTTTCCTTAACCGTTTCAATAAGTGCGTAAAAAGCTGCTTTAATTCTATCTCCAAAACTTTTATCTGTATTTGTTTCTGACCAACTAGCCCACCACTGTGATTTAGGATTTATTGCAAATCCACCATCGGTTGAAATTCTGGTATTGGGATCAGAGTTTTCATTTCCGATTTTATTGATTGCGGTTTTATCCTCTTCTATGATTTTAATATAAGCCTTCTGAATTTTGTTTAGATATTTATCCTCATATTCTTCACCCTTATCATTAGAATATAAGAGTTGATTTTGTGGAGATTGATTTGTTATGTCTAATTTTACCTTATCATTTTTATCTTGATTAGCACCATACATTGTAGTTATTGTTAAAGCATCTATTATTTTAGATTCCATCGTCTGCGACTTTACTATACTACCTGCTTGAAATGTTGGAAATTTATATAATCCAAGCTGTGAAACCTCGTGACTATTTTCTACAAAAGCTGTATAGGTATATTTTGTTTCGACATCAGTTTGTTTCCCATCTATTAACTTCACACCATCAGAAAATGTATCGGGAACTATTTTAAAATCCCAAAAATCGAAGTAATTTTGAGAAAGTGAATTAGCTAAGTTCATTACTCCCGTTTTCACATCAGACACCGGCTCTACAAAATCCGGACCATAAAATCTTCCTATTTTAGTATCCTCATTTATAGAATCAGGATTTTTTATACCAAATGCCATTTGAATCTCTTTAACATTTACCATAACATTTCTCAAATAACCCTCTTCTTTATCATCATTTGTGCTGAATTTTAATTCACCACTATTCATTTTAAATAATCTATCTACAAAATTAAGTATAGCAGATTCATCTGTGTTGAATTGGTCTCCAAGCTCAAGAATCTCACTTTGGTTTATATGTTGGCCAGGTAGTATGAACTTAAAGGTATCTTTTGGAAAAGATAAAAAATGATTGTTTCTAATCTTAACCGATTTTTTAATTTCATCATTTGATCCCGTTGGAAATATTGTATCGATTGATCTAAACTCATTTATCAATTCTTTATCATCATTATCAGGATATAAAGAAGTATATCTGGATAATATATTATCTTCAAACCAGCCCCATCTAACAAAAAAATCTTCTCTGACATTACTATCGTAATCTGATTTTGCGAATATTACATCGGATTCAAAAGAGCCTGGCTTTTTCGGTATATAAGCTATATAATGATCTTGAGCCTTATTACCTTTTTTAGCATCAGAATCGCTATCAAATACTTCGATGTTCAGGTTTGGATTTTCCCTCTTATCGCCCGCATTATACTCAGTAATAATATATTTGCTGGAAAAGCTTAAAAACTTTCCAGCTAAATTAACACCCAAATCTTGAGCACCAAAATTAACCAATGCGTCATAATCTCCGGAATAGTCCTCCGTTTCTATTTTTTCATCATATTTCAAATTAAAATAATCGTGAATTATTATTCTTGGTAAATTTATTATAGCATTTATCAAACCATCCTTATTAACCTCTAATTTATTGTCTGAATTTTTTATCTGAGAATTAGCACCCTTATCCGTCTGCACGCTTTCAAATAAGTTAACTCCCATAGCAGTTATTGTAGTCGAACAATCAAAAGTTCCATCTTCATTTAGCTTATAATTAAAATTTGAAATAGTTCCAGCCAAAGCGTCATAATCACCCTTATTCTCATATATCTTTCGTTGTGGATTTTTAAAAGCTTCAGGACTTATTACACCATCTTTAAAAAATGTAGATGGTGGTTCTTTCGTAACCCATCCCCAATCCAATAATACAGTCAAACCAGGAGTTAAAAAGTGCGGTGTTAATCTATCTAAATCATCTAAGGAAGCTGCAGTCCAATTTACATTAGCGGTTCTTATAGCGTTGTATCCACCTTTGTATTCAACCGATATATCCTTTATACCAGATAGATATCGTATAGTTCCATCGTTTGCTTCTTTATAAACATTGTTAAATCCGAATTGGGATTTCATATCGTTATAGTCTGTATTTGTAGAAGCAGCGACTGGATTACCATCTGCATCAGTAGACGCTTCTGTAACCGTTTGATTTGGCTTCATCTCACCGCCTTGTAAAACCACAGGTTTTTGTCTATTGGAAATCATTCTAACGAATACTGTGCGAGATGCCATATCTGAAATGCTTAATGGTGGTTGAATATTATCATTAACGGGAACACCAGCAGTTGGAGTTTTTCTACCTAAAGCTCTCTCTCTATTCTTTAAAGTTTGTTGTATAACCTTATCTATGTTTTTTACTATCATTTTATTATATCGTCTATTTCAATTGGAATCCTAATCCTTCTTTCAGGATTTAAACCAATCTGACCACGACTGATTTTATTTGCTTGTGCTATTATCCACCATAGTGAAGAATTCCCATAATATCTTTGTGCTAACCCATCTAATCTATCGCCGTCAACAGGAACAATAAATATATCTGTATCTTTTAGCGGTATCCCTCTAAGAACACCCGATTTATAGTATCTCTTACCATCTTTATCTTTTGTTATTATCGCATCCTTATATCTCATAATTACCCCTCAGCGTTTGTTGCGCCTATTCCATCTATATAATTAAATTTTGTTCTAACTCTGACTTTCTCGCCGTCTGCTGGTGTTGGTTCAAATCCAGGCAATTGTGGATTCATCTGATCTCTAGCAATATTTAACCAACCTAAATCATAGTGTTTGCTATTTGCAGCAGGAACATAATTTCCAATATGTTTAAATGTGCAAGCAGCAGATATAAAATGTGGATATTGCAATCCCTCTTCAATCTCCCAAGTAGTAGCATCCTCTACTGTTAAAGTTAGACTTTCAAGCAAACCAGGAGTGTGATTAAACATATCACCGAGAGTTAATTCCATAAATGGTGTTCTCATTCTCTGCCCTTCTGTGAATGCTGGATAGCACATACCAACTAAATAATTTAACTTTTCCATCAGAACAGGCAATTCTTGCTTTGACTTTGGATAAACCTTAAAATTAAATGAGACAGACCTATCAGTTCCGGTGTAAGTGTATAGTTTATCAGGTCTTCCGATATACTGAGTATCGCTGAAATTGGGAGTTATACTATCAGATACACCATCAAGTATTGCTCTGAATACCAAATACTTATTGTTTGTGACATCTTTGAACATAAATTTGATGAAGTCTGGATTGTTTTTTATAATATCAGGTAGTTTAGCAGTGCCATCGGCATTTGTTTCACCAGGAATAGCAGGAATCATATTTATTTTATCTGTGTTATCGCTTACAAAGTTTCCCGCATCCTTTCTTATATTACCCAACCCTTTGAAATCTAATCCGACATTTCCGCCATCGGATATTCCTATATTTCTATTTATACTATACCCTTCAAATCTACTAGCTGCATCTTCACCCGCTAAACCTCTTCCTCCGGCACCATCGACCCTTACGAATTGACCATTTTGCCTTTCTATACTAGTATTTGCTTCATAAGTTGAATCATTCAATTCAAAAGCAGACTGTAATTGTGATTCATACTGATTACTACCCAATTTACTGTAAGCTAATGTGGAATGTCTTGTTACTAACCCACTGTTATTACCACCATCAATATTTGAATCGCTTGTAGCTTTATTAAAAGTTCCACCAGGTGTATTCTGAGCTTTATTAGCATCTGCATCAGCT